CCCCGGCTGCGGCTACAGAACCTAGGTTTCTGTCCTCAACCCGCTTCAGCCTGTCATGGAGTCTACCTATTTCGTCCCAGTTAAACGAGTTAACGATAACCGGTTCATCCTCAGCCGGGTCATAGCCTTCAACCTCAACGCGGTTATACTCTGCGGCGGCTACCCCGTATTTTCCCTCCAGGATGGCATGGGTCGTGCCATAGCTGTAGACCGAGCTATCTGTAGACTGCGGATTTACCAGATAGGCCTTCATGCCTTCAACAAAGAGGACATCGGGAACAATATTTAGCAGCCGGCTTACCACCACCGTGCCAAGGTTACCGGGATGAACAGTAAAATCGGGATAGTACCCGGTTATCACCGATGACTGGGACTTCACCTCACAACCGACGCCAGCTCTCGCCAGGACAAAGCTCAGGATATCCTTAACGTTCATGTCATCACCTGTTTTATTCCAGCGGAACTGGTGTCTGGCCTGCCACTGCTCAATAAGGCTCCAGGCATCCGAGGCGTATAACGTAAATGCTGCCTTTTTACCCGAGCTTTTGTATTCATAAGCATCAAGAGTAAACGACTGCCCGGAGCTAACTTCATTTCCGGCAGAGGTCTGGTAGCCCGGGGCGAACGCCAGCTGACAGCCAATATCCAGCGCGGCCAGACTGCCACTACCCGGCGAGGCATACCGGCCATCATCATTGCGTAGCTCAACGGTGAGCCGCCCCTGCCTCTCTTCAATATCTTCACGAACGGAAAGCACGTCACCCGTTAAATCAAGGCTCTGCTGAGTTAGCAACGCCCGCCAGACACCGCAGGGCGCCGTAAGCCAGCCGTAATCGCCGTGATGAGCCATGGCCAGCCCGTAGTCACTTTCCAGATTGAACGGCACCGGCTCACGCCACAGGTTATCTGAAAAACTACCGCCAGGGACAGTGTGCATCCAGAAAGGCCGGTTGGAAGCCTCGGTGCCGGTGAACTTCTCAATGAAGAAAGTCCGGTAGACATCCGGTTTGTCCAGAAAGACCCCGTGGAACTCGAAATCACCGTCTGAAGGCGCCGAAGCGAGCTCCTTTAGCTCCGACCAGCTGCCGGCGGTAACGTCGCCGCCGTCACCATAGATGACTGAGCACAGCTTGAAGTTATCATCGGAGTCCTGCCCGGTAACCAGGACATTCCAGTCATCGTCATAGATTGTAGACACCCCCGACAAATTACCGGTGGACTTACCCCAGGCAACCCTGCTCCCCCAGCTCCCCCCCAAATATTTCATCACGTAGAGTGTTGCCTGGTCGGCAAAGAAAAGAGCGATATCACCGCCGGTCTTGTAGGCAGCGGCTACACCGTTTATGCCGGTAGTAGCCGTATAGCCGATGAGGGCCGGGCTACCCCAGCTGGCACCATAGTCCGTGCTCTTCATCTGGTAAATCTCCCGGCTGCTTCTTATCCAGAAAATGGAGACTTCCGTCCCGAGAGAGCATGCCGCCACGACAACGGCATTATACTGGTTACAGTAGGTCCACTGACTGAAATCCGAGCCGGAACCCGGACTGGCTACCCGCTGGCGGTACAGCTTACGGGAGTCCGCCGGGGGAGTAATCCTGACCCTCACCAGTGAACCATCCGCGGGCATGGTAACCGCGTGAAAATAGTCGTCTTCAGACCCGCTATAAAGCCTTTCCCATTTATATCTGACCACACCGCCGGTTTTGTTTAGCGCTTCTACTTTGATATATGGGATACGGCTGGAAGACCGCTGTGCCGCCAGCAATGTTGATGATAAAGTTCTCATGACAAACACCCTCTCGATTAATAGTCACGGCATGAAACGAGATAACCCCTGACTCACCAGAACAGGTGACCGATTACCATACCCGGTGTGCCAAAAAGTAGCAGCCATAATAGGGGATAAGCCGTCTGGCTGTCCCGGATGATATAAGTCCAGGGTCTGCCCCCTACTCTTGACCATGGAGCTTTATATAATCTGCCTATCATTTTCCTCTTAACCTCTTAATGCCCTCTCGCCAAAGTACTCGATAGTAACCGCCGAGATTAGACCGGATAGTAGACAGGGCACTTCAATACCGCTCACAATACATACGCCGTAGATAATGATAACTGGTCTGACCAGGCTCTTAATAAAATCTGCCCACTTCTCCATCACTTCTCCATCACGCCTACACCAGCGCCGCCAGTATATCGGGTAGCGGTTTACCGGCAGCGTGGTAGTGACCGGCCAGATGCCTGGCAGCTTCGATAATAGCCCCTGGACCGGCATCAGTAACCTGCCACCGACTACGGCCGGCGTACGCCAGGGTCTCTACCGCGGTCATCAACTGCTGCCAGTCAACCGTCCGCTCTATATCAAGCTTGCCCTTTAGCGCCCTGGTGATACTGCGCCCGTGATGGGGTAGCTGCCACGTCTCACGGTTATCTCTATTGCCAGCAATGGCAAAAGCAGCCACGGGTAAGCCCTCTACGCTGCCGGATAGTCCTTCTTTTACACTCATGTAAACCCCCTTTTAAGCCCCCCTCCCCTGCGCCGGAGAGGGGATATCCCATTACGGATATACCTGATGCTAAGGCCCGTAATCAGTTGTTTGAGATACCGCCGGATAGTACGGCCTGTAGAGTGAACCGGCTCTGACCCGGTTTCTTCTGCCCAGCCGCCTGAGCGCCGCCCTGAACTGCTCAAGCTTATCTCTACCCCACTTGAGAAACTCGCCGGTGGTATCGCTGCCGCCGGCATTAACCCGGTTGGTGGCATATGCTGCCCACTCGTAGGCAGCATAACCCCCGGCACCGAGGGCAACAAGCTCCTCAAACTCCGCGGGAATAGTTGAGCTGGAAACAGCAAGGGTATGTAGCTTGCCGTAGTAGATGCAGGCATTGGAGCCATCCGGGACGTCGCTGCCGAGCAGCGTCAGGGTATCACCCCACAGGCTGAACCGCTGGTAGCGCATAGGAAACTCGCCCACCGGGTATTCCACCACCGCCACCATGACTCTGTCTGACAGGCTGGATATATCCAGTTCCCTGGAATTAGCCGTAGTCGCCTTGGTCACCTTCTGCTCGTAAGGTATAGCTTCAGAAAACTCCTTTACCGCACGGGCGATGTGCCTGTCCATCTCGTCATTGGTCCAGCGGTAGTTATCTGCATCCTCATCTTTGAGCTCGCGCCGGACAATGGTTCTCATATCGGCTAGATTCATATTTGCCTCACCCCCTCAATATATTCACGATACCTGGCCGCCTAAGCTCCCAGCTTATTCTTGATAGCCTTAATATCCGCCTTCAGTTCCTTATCGGAATGGACCAGCCACAGCTCACCCTGGCCATCCTTAATATATTCGTCAACGTTACCCTCATCATCCTTAACAAACACTCTTTCCGCGACCACCCTGATATCGCCGTGCCTGGCTACGGGCGTCTCTGCATAAAGCTCTACAAGGTTCATTGTTCACTCCTTAATATGGCTACTATCTCAGGGAAGTAGCATATATCGGTGGCTACACTCCCCTCCATGGATATTTTCAGGTAATCATGTATTAATGCCGGCTGGTAAATCTTGCTAAAGGTATTGGCAACATTCTGCTCAAAGATAACCGTAGACCATAAATTGCCGGGAGCCACCCGGTACCTGACTTTCGGTGTACCGCTGCCCCAGCGCTCGGAATAGAAGTTGAGCAACACCAGCCCCGTATGGTTCAACCGCATTATCTCGGTCTCGGCGGTACCGTCACATCCCACAGCCTCGCGGAGCTTGACCTGACTTATGACGGCGCTATCGGCATCTACCCAGAAGAAGAAATAGAGCGTATGGGCCTCGCCGTCGGTGAGCAAAGTGAACAAAGTGCCGCTCGTCTTGTTCGTATGGTTCACCTGGTCGCCGGTACCGGTAAAGTCACAGTCCAGCAACCTGTGGTCGGTATCCTGGGCATCCACGTACACCCGGCAATAGAGATGTCCCGCAGTAATGGAATCAACGGTTACCAGCAGACGGGCACATATACTCTTTACCTCTAGCCGGCTGTCTCCGGGCATAGCCAGGGTGAGCGCGTCACTGTAATCGGCATTGACTGTGCCCGAGGCTTCCGCCGTAGCCGTAATAGTGCTGGTGCTCGCCTCCAAATCCCCGGTATCCTGGCTGGCCGGGTTATAGCTGATAATCTCAATTCTCTCCAGAGTGTTTTCATTCTCCCCAGCTAATTTAAGCATGCTTAACCCTCCTAGCTTAAAACGTAGTCTATCGACAGCGAGAAACTGGTCCCCGAGAAAGCGGTTACCTTCAGAAATACGATAGCCCCCCTGCAATCGACCATCAGGGCATGCTTCCCGGCAGCGGTAAAGGTCCTGAGCCCGCCGCTGAACCACGTTTCCTGTCTCGGGTTCCAGAAGAGGGCCTGTACTTCCAGGCTGGTAAAACCGGTGCCGGAAAGCGTTACGTCAAACCGACACTTTTCATACCCCTTGGTGTCAATAGCGCCAGAGGTATCAGCCGGGTCGGCACTATCCGCAGCGGTAATACCGCTTCTATGCAGTTTCGGCTGTGTGTTATAAATCTCTGCCATTTACGCACCTCCAGGAGGAGGGGCAACCCCTCCCCCCACAACTTTTTAAGCAATTGAATCTGTTCGTGAGCCCGGCTCCAGCGCAGCTACCGTAGCTGAAACCATATAGCCAGCGATAGTGTCGCAATCTCCGGTAGTAGTCGGCCTGGTCTCGGTAATCTTGCCGCTGTCCGTTCCCTCGGCGGCATAGACCGCATTACCGGCTATCCCCCCGGAGTAACCGCTGGCTACCGCCCGGCGATAGGCAGTTATCACGTCACCACTCGCACCGTCTTCACCGGCTACCAGCCTGCCCTGAATAGCAGTGCCCACCGTGGCCAGCGCCTTCTTCCAACCCGAGCTGTAGCCCAGAATATCTCCCGCTACCACATCTTCGACCAGCGTTATCCTGACCAGTCCTTCCCCCTGTTCTATAATCCTTCCCTTGCCTGGATCTGAGAATGCCATCGTATAACTCCTTAAAAAGATTTAGTCCTTAACGCCGATGAGAGCCGCGCTCTTTACCGAGCTGAATAAAGCCAGGGACACGTACCATTTAACCCGGGTCCGGCTGGCGTCCTTGGTCTCCAGAGAGCCGACGGGCTCCACGGTAATGTGTCCGGGGCTGGTTAAGCCACAAAGGGCACCTTCACCTAACTGAACGGCATAGACGACCGAGCAATCACCACCGGTAGTGGCAGTCTCCAGACTGGCATCCACGGTATGGGTATCCAGAATCCAGTCACTGACACCTATGGGGACACCATCCCAGAACTGGACGAAATTGCCCCACCTGTCCCGGTCACTCTCCATCATCCCGCCGGACGCTCGTACCAGGGCGTTAATCTTCCTCCGGGAGCGCCGGCTCATCAGTAGCGTAGTTGGCTTACCCCCCTTTACCGCATCAATCAGCTCGTCCAGTTTGGACAGGGTTAGGGTGGCTCCGGTAGCCCCCATGGCTATTACCTGCTCGCTGGCGGCGCCGGTGTCAATGAGCTTTCTTATGCCATCATACTGCTTGGGATTGGCCGTAGCATCGCCGTAGATAAAGGTCTCCTCGAATTTATCCTTGAGCGCCTTGGCCTTGAGCTCAATAATGGCACTCTCCAGGTCCTGCACGTTGCTACGGGTAGATTTGATGAAGTTATCAACGTCAGCGTCACCGCCCATAATCTTCAGCTGTGCCGTCTTCTGCTCAAATGTCGGGGTTGATTCCACCCAGGTATCACCGACGTCGTAGAAATCGATGCTGGGTAACGTATTCTCCCGGTTGTAGGTCAAACCATTGCCTACGATTTCGATGAAGGGAAGCTGCTGGAGTACCGGTGAATCCTTAATAATTGTCTCTACCACACCCTGCAGTAGCACATCGTTAGATAGTTTGCTGGCCTCAGCTAATGTTAAAGCCATTATCTACTACCTCCTATTCCATATTTAATTTTTTCTCGCGGCGAAAGGACCGACAGGTCAACCGGGTGCCTTTGCGGAGCGCCGGCAGGTACTCTTGCCGCGGTCATCTCGCTCTCCAGACCCTTACGCACCTTACCTACAATATGCCTCGCTTTTTCCAGAGCGGCATCAACTGCCTGGATACTGTCCCCGCTTACCAGTTCCTCAAATACCTCTGGATTTGATTTGATTACCAGAGCCTTATAGCTTGTAACTGCCTGGGCCAGTCTCTCGTCCAGACTGGCTACCGTCTTCTCAAGCTCGGCAATCCTTGTAATGGCCTGAGCCAGTTCCTCATCCTGCTGAGCAAGTAAGTTTTCAAGTTCCATAACTCTCGCCCTTGCCTGCTCCAGTTCCAATGACACCTCACTGCCATCTGGCACCGGCTCATCTTCCTGAGCCTCTGATAGTACCGGGTCACGGGATACATCATCATCTGTCACGGTAAAAACCCCCTTTGGCTTATTCCCCAACATTCTCTTCCCCGGGTTCTATAGCCCTCTCTCTCGACACGCCCCGGTTAGACCTGTTGTTAAGGCCTTTATTCATCCTGAGGATTAACTCTCTCTCCTCAAGCCACCTGTTAAATTCCTTCTCCGGA